AAGCTGTATGAAGCCTTTTTGCAGGCTGATTGTATTTAGTTGAAATTTGTGTCGAGGTGATAGTGTATGACTTTTGCAGAGTTGAATTCTTATAAAGACAAGGTTGAGCAGCTGGAAATCATCCGCGAGGAACTGAAAGCAGAATATCTGAAAGGCATAGATCCGTCTCAGGTATCTGTGCAGACGGGGACGGTGGGAGATCCTACGGCTCTTTTTGCTTTGCGCTCTATGGAACTTGAAAGACAACTTTCCGCTGAATTTAACAGGCTTGTTGCTGAAATTGAAGAGATCCAGCGCTACATATTCAGCATCCAAGATGAAACTGTTAAAACCATAGCCGAATTAAAATTTATTAAAGGCATGACTTATGAAGAAATCGGCGAAAAGATGAACTATCATTATTCAACCTGCATCAAGAAGTTAAATACTTATCTTTCACAACATTCACAAAAATCACAATAGATCTGTGGTATGATTAAAATAGCAAATAAGATCAAAGCAAGCCTGCCGTTTGGATGGGCTTGCTTTTTTATGGGGAGGTGAGCCTTATGAACTTAACAACTAAACAGGAAAAGTTTGTCAGAGGTCTTGTAAGCGGACTTAGTCAGCGTAAGGCTTACCGCGCCGCGTATCCGAGCTCCGAAAAGTGGAAAGATGAATCTGTTGACAATAAGGCTTGTAACCTGCTTAAAGTAGCCAAGGTTAAGGCGAGGTACGAAGAACTAAGAGAAAAAGCAGAAAACGCCGCGATCATGACACGTGCGCAGCGTATGATCACGCTGTCTGATATTGCGCAGTTCAGTAAAAAAGACGATTCACGGATCAAGGCGATCGATACGCTTAACAAGATGGACGGCATATATACCAACAAGATCGAGCTTTCAAAGCCTGTTGACGAAACCGTAAAAGAAATGACCGAATACCTTAACAGTCGAATTGAAAATGACAACCAGACAAAAACAAATACTTGACCTGCTCTATGATCAGCCCGTTCTGATAGGTCATTGGGTAGGATTTAAAGACCTGACCGCTCTGCATAACGAGTGGTTGAGGTCTTTTCTTTATTCAAAAGAAGACCAGACGAAACAGGCGCACAGAGGCTCTTATAAAACAACGGACGTTTCTTTATTTATGGCGCTGCATATCTTGGTAGCGCCTTATAAGAACGTCCTGTTTTTCCGTAAAACAGATAATGATGTTATCGAGGTTATCAAACAGGTTAAACAGATCCTTGCAACAGGCTGCGTGCGTGAGATCGCGCATGAACTTTACGGTATAGATCTCAAACTTGTTAAAGAAAACGCCACAGAGATCGACACAAACCTTGTAACAGGCGTGCGCGGCGCGTCACAGATCGTGGGCATGGGCACAACCGGCAGCGTTACGGGTAAACACGCCGACATCATCGTTACGGATGATGTCGTGAACCTGAAAGACAGGATCAGCCGTGCCGAACGCGAGCGCATTAAGGTGTTTTATCAGGAACTGCAAAACGTATGTAACCGCGGCGGTCGTTTTATCAATCTTGGCACGCCATGGCATAAGGATGACGCGTTCACACTGATGCCGAACATTGAAAAATACGACTGCTACTCAACCGGGCTTATAACGCCCGAACAACTCAGGGAACTGCGCAGCAGCATGAGCCCAAGCCTTTTTTCCGCCAACTATGAACTGAAGCATATAGCGGATCAAAACGCCATGTTTACCGAGCCTAAGTTCACGGATCAGGTTGAACGGCTGTATAACGGCATTTCGCACATAGACGCGGCTTACGGCGGCGAAGATTACACTGCATACACGGCGTTTAAACGGCAGCCGGACGGCACGGTCATCGGATTTGGGAAGATATGGCAAAAGCATGTTGACGACTGCTTAAACGAAATAGCGGCCTATCAGGAAAAGTACAGGCTTGGCACAATCCATTGCGAACGGAATGCGGATAAAGGCTATCTTGCCAAGGAACTCCGCTCAAACGGCCTGCCCTGCGATTCCTACGCAGAAAAGATGAACAAATTTATCAAAATATCAACGTATTTAAAAGCAAACTGGAGCAGGATCTACTGGATTAACGATACAGATCCGGAGTACCTTGCGCAGATCCTGGACTACACGGAGCAGGCGGCTCATGATGACGCGCCGGACAGCGCAGCCAGCCTGATGCGCATTCTTTCAAAGCCGGCGGGCGGTATCCATTTGTTTAAGGAGGGAATTTGATGGTTGAATACAATGTCTTCAGAATGAGTGCTGAAGAGGAACTCTCAAAAGAGGATCTGTATTCGTTTATTATGGCAAATATCCATATTTCAACACACAGATACAAGGATTTAAAAAACGCGTATTGCAACCGGTATGAAATCTTTCGTTTACCGAAAAAGCCAAAATATAAGCCGGATAACCGACTTTCCGTTAATTTTGCAAAATACATAACGGATACGTTCAACGGCTTTTTTATCGGCATCCCGGTCAAAACGCAGTGTGATGACAGCCACGTTGCCGAATATGCGGCGCTGCTTGATACGTTTAATAATCAGGACGATAAGAACGCTGAACTTTCCAAACTGTGCTCGATCTACGGCAGGGCGTATGAACTGTATTATGTCAACAGCGAGAATATGATCTGCATATCGTATCTGCCGCCCACACAGGCATTTATGATCTATGACGACAGTGTGAATACGAATCCGAAATACTTTGTCCGCTACTATTTTGACGCGGATAAGAATTTGCACGGCAGCATTTCAGACAGCAGCCGCGTTTGGTACTTCTATGTTACCGGCGGAACCGTTCGTTTTGAAGACGAAGAGGGCGAACTGCACGGCTTTGACGGCGTTCCGGCAGTTGAGTTTTACGAAAACGAGGAGCGCATCGGGCTCTATGAGGGCGCGCTCTCCATGATGAATGAATACAACAAGGCGCTTTCGGAAAAGGCGAACGACATTGATTATTTCGCCGATGCGTATATGAAAGTAATCGGACCGGATATGAAGAGCAGTGATGTTGCGAATATCCGCGATAACCGAGTGATCAATATTCCCGCGCAGGACGGTGTAAACGGGGACGCGGATTTTCTGGCAAAGCCAAACGCAGATACCTCACAGGAAAACCTTTTAAACCGTTTGGAACGGCTGATTTTTGTCACTTGTATGGTGGCAAATATTAATGATGAAAATTTTGACGCCGCCTCCGGGCTTGCTATGCGCTACAGGCTTACAATCATGAGCGATCTTGCCAAAACAAAACAGCGCAAGTTTACAGCAGGTTTCAATAAACGCTACAGGCTGATCTTTTCCAATCCGGTCAGTAAAATGGCAAAATACGACTGGATGAAACTGCGCTTTCAGTTCACTTTGAATTATCCCGTAAACCTCACAGAGGAGGCGGACGTGGCGTCAAAACTGAAAGGCATAACCAGTGATGAGACCCTGCTCAGCGTGCTATCTATCGTGGATGATGTAAAAGCGGAAATCGAGCGCAAGCAGAAAGAAAACGATATGACCGCCTATCAGACGGATTATGAAACGGCAAGGACAACATTAAACAATGAGTAGTTACTGGCAGAGACGGCAGGATCAACTTAATTCTTCGCTTGAAAAAGATGAGGCGGCGCTCAAAAAAAGGCTTTTAAAGGCTTATGAGCGCGAGGCGGCAAAACTGGATAGAGAGATCGCCGCTTATTATCAAAAATACGGCAGAGATAACGTCATAGAATACGCCCGCCTGTTTGAGCAATTAAGTGTAGACGATATAAAACTGCTCATTGAGCGTATGGATGATTTTGCAAAGAAATATCCGCAGTATGCCGATCTGATGCCGGTTCGGGAAAGCGTATATAAATTGAACCGGCTGGAGGGCTTAAAGGAAAGCGTACTGCTGCATCAGTATGAGATCGGCGCCATAACGAACGCGCAGCTGCAAGAGCACCTGAGCAAACTGTATTTCACAAACAGCAAGGCGGCGGCAAAAGCGGTAGGACTGACCGAAAATGAAAGCATCATCAAAAACTTTGTCAATACGGCTTGGACAGGCAGAAAAGACTATTCACAGCGCATCTGGCAGAACGCCGACAAATTGGCGGAATATCTAAATAACGATATAGCGCAGGGCTTTGCCCGCGGAGACAGTTATGAACGGCTTACGCAGCAGGTCAGGAGCAGGTTTATCAATGTCTCCAAAAACGACGCTTACCGGCTCATATACACCGAGGGCACCTATGTGATGAATGAGGCGCAGGCAAGGATATTTGAACAGGACTTTGAGGAATATGAATATCTGACTGCCGGAGACGGTAAGGTCTGTTCCGTGTGCTCCGCCCTGAGCGGCAGACGGTTCAGGTTCAGCCAAAGGCAGCAGGGCGCGAACTTCCCACCCATGCACCCGTGGTGCCGCTGCCATTTCAACCCGGTTGTGGATGACTGGGATAAATGGCTTGATGATTATGAGCAGAAGCACGGAAATGCGGGAAATCGCTTGCAGGATGTATTCAAAGATGATACAATAAAGACTACAAGAATATCGCAGCATGTACTTGACAATCTTCGGTTGCCGGATTTGGATTTTCTAACAAAAGCGCAAAATGAAAATCTGCGGCAAGGTATGAAAAATCTGCTTAAAAGAGTGGATGGAATGCCTGAAAATACAGAATGTGCTTACTATTATGATATGCGTGCAAAGTTTCTGAAATGGGAAATGGGAGTGCCGGGAACACACAGTGTTGGTGTGTATAATCCGTTAATCGAATACATAACAATGCACAATCACCCAAGCGGCGGAACATTTTCACCGGAAGATATAACGTCATTCGTGAAGAATGATAATATGAAAGTTCTTATAGTCGTTGGAAATAATGGTAATCAATATGTCTTGGTTAAAACAAATTCTTTTAACGGAAATGAGTTTATCAAAGAATATAGTGATTATTTAGCAAAAAAATCATCTGAAGCAAAAGATATTAATGAATTTTTAAATTGTGCTAATCAATTCTTATTAAGGAGTAAAAAAAAGTATGGATTCGAATACAAAGAAATCATTGGCTGATTATATGAAAGAAGTTGAACCGTATGAAGAAGGAGAAACACGGGTTGATGACTGCAGAACCTTGAAAGATGCGGCAAGGGCTCTTGTTACTCTGCAAAAAGAAATAAATGAAGGCAAATTTGATTAAGCACCATGCAAAAGCACGGTGCTTTTCTTGTACCCATTTTGAGGTTTAGCAATGATAAACGTAACAATAAAAC